TACTTAACTGACCCAGATGCATTCTTTATCAAAACAGATGTTCCAAATGGTCTTAAACATTTCGTTAGAGCACCTATCAAAACGACTATGGAAGGTGACTTTGATACTGGAAATGTTAGATACAAAGCTAGAGAGAGATATTCTTTTGGATTCTCTGACCCTAGAGGTATCTTCGGATCTCCAGGAACAGCGTAATAATTATATTTTTGTGGCGGGACACAGTCTCGCCACAATTACTAAATAGAAAGAAAAACCATGAAAAAATTCCTAATAAACATATACGCATACGATTATCACGGTAGATTTGAAGTAGAGTCTAATGATGATGCGGTTTCTCTAGAACAAGCAATAGTTGACAAACTAGGAGAAAACAGTATAGTTTGGGAATTATCGGGAATGTTTTCGGATGTTCCTTATCGAATAACCTATGAGGAGGTTAGTAATGATACAAGACCTATACAAAGCAAAAAGGTCCTTGGAGTTGAAGTGGGAACAAGAGCATCTATCTAATAATAGATATACTCTTGAAATGGTCAGAATAGATGACAAAGTTAAACAAATCATCACTGACATTAAGCTGGAAGAAGCAGCTATTGCCCATAGACAGAATATTGTTGAAGGTTCTGCTCCACAAGTTTCTGTAGCTACTTAATCAAAAGCTACATCGCTGAAATGCATAAATACCTAGGGCTCTCTTGCACTCTACTAAAAAATAATATATAAATATCACACTATACATAATTAACTTTGCATGGCGACGTGAAGTATAGCGCGTTACGGCCTAGAGACTCTATGCAAATAACTAGGAGAATATAATCATGGCAACAACATCGTTTCAAGGGATCATAAGATCATACGGCGGACAAGACAGATCAACTAGCACAACTCCAGGTGTAGTACTTTTATCAGAAGTAATTTCTTTTAATGCAGCTGCAACATCAGGTTCTTTAACACCAGTTAGAATTGGTACAAGTGCAACAGCAGGTAAAGAATTTGTATTACCTAAAGGCTCTATACCAGTTACATTTACAGTAGTAGCACCATCAACAGGCGGTGGTTCAACTGTAGATATTGGAACTACAGCAGACGTTGACGGTTTCTTTAATGAAGTAACATCAGTTACAAAAGGAAGTGTTGCTGGAGCAGGCGGAGCTTTAGTAGTAGCAGGTGGTACACCAGCTAATGCTACAGTAGCAGCTTCAGTAGGTGCTTCAGCTGGAACAGGAACTGTTACAGGTGTTTTTACTTATACTTGTGTAGACAATGCTAGACCAGGTGAATCACAACCTGAATTAGTATAATAATTAATTAAGTGTGGGCTTCGGCCCACACAAAATTTAACAGGAGAAAAAATATGTCAGGCGGAGGATCATTTTCAAGCGACCAAACAACCTTAAACAGAACAGGTACAACAGCTGGTAAAAATTTAAAAGTAGGTAGAACTAGAGTTACTTCTATTCAAGCTGCAGGTGCAGCTTCATCAGTTGTAGAACTTTACGATCAAACAGCTGATACAATTGTATCAGGAAATTTAAAAGCAAAATTTTTATTCGATACTGATGGTTTATCTGTTTACGTTCCAGGTTCAGGTATCTTATTTAAAGACGGAGTTACAATTGTAGTTACTGCATCAGCAGGATCTACATTAACTATTACCGGTGCTTAGGAGTTTAAATGGCAAATACTACTTCAGGAACTTATGTTTTTGAAAAAGGTTTCACTATAGCCGATATTGTTGAAGAAGCTTTTGAAAGAGTTGGAATGCGTGGAGTTTCAGGTTATGAACTTCGAAGCGCTAGAAGATCTTTAAATATTCTTTTTCAAGAATGGGGAAATAGAGGACTACATTATTGGGAAGTAGCTCACAATTCTATTAGTTGGGAAAGTGGTAAAAATGTTTACACATTATATCGTTCTTCGACTGATGGAACTTCTGATGCTATGTTTAGTCCCTTATCAGCAGCAATGACTATTGGACAAACTACAGTTGTTGTAGACTCTATTGCAAACTTTCCAACAACGGGGACTTTGTTAATTGGAACAGAACAAATAACTTATACAGGTATAACAACTGAAACTAAAACATTTACAGGATGTACAAGAGGAGCAAATGGAACCACAGCAGCAACTCATTCAATTGATGACAAGTGTTTTGATAACAATTCTATTACTTTTGGAGTTACCGATATTTTAGAAGCTTCTTATAGAAGTTCTTCTATAATTGATTCTCCATTTACTAAAGTTGATAGATCTACTTATCAAGCTTTTTCAAATAAAACAGCAACAGGACAACCTTCTCAATATTTCGTAGAAAGATTTATTGATAGAACAACTATTACAGTTTACTTAACACCTGGATCTGTGCAAGTTGGAGATTTTCTTAACTACTACTATGAAAGAAGAATCCAAGATGCAGGTTCCTATAGTAATGATGCAGATGTACCTTATAGATTTGTACCTTGTATGGTTGCAGGTCTTGCTTATTATTTGTCACAAAAATTTCAACCAACAGCAGTTCAAAATTTAAAATTATTATACGAAGATGAATTGGCTAGAGCTTTACAAGAAGACGGTTCACCATCTAGTACTTTTATTAGCCCTAAAACTTATTATCCAGGAACATAATGGCAGATTTATCAAAAGGAAAAAATGCAATATTTATTTCAGACAGAAGTGGAATGCAGTTTCCATATACTGAAATGGTTAGAGAATGGAACGGTGCAAGAGTACATACTTCAGAGTTTGAACCTAAACAACCTCAACTTCAACCTAAACCAGTAGGATCAGATCCTCAAGCATTACAAAACCCAAGACCACCTGTACCTACAACCGCTGTTTTAATTATGTTAGATGATAATCCTTTTACAACTGTAATTCATAGCGGGGTTACTTATGTAAATGTGTATTCAGTTGCTCATCAAAGAACAACAGGAGACGTTGTTAGATTAAGAGGTTTTCCAGATGTAACTACTGCAGGACCTGGAGGATCTAATCCAGATGATTTAAGAAATTTACAATCTTTTAATAATATACCTACATTTGATAATGTAAGTGATTTAAATAATGCAAATGTTTTTATTATTACAATAGGTAAAAAAAATTCAGATGGCTCAGTAACTACTTCACCTAGTGCTACACCAACAGATATTTTAACTACACCAGAAAATTATTTCTTTATTACAAGCACAAGTAATGCTACAACAGGAGGAGTTGCTGGTGGAGGAAATGGTTGTTCAGCGGGACCAGTAACTTTACAGGCGGTATAATATGGCATACACTTTAGCAAACTTACAATCTGACATTAGATCTTATACAGAAGTAGATGATAGTGTTTTAACAGACGCTATTTTAGATACAGTTATTAAAAATGCTGAGAATGAAATTTATAGAGAGGTAGCTTCTGATGTTTCAAATTTTTATGCTACATCAAACGCAGTTATCGGAAACAGATATGTTACTATTCCTTCTGATTTAAGAACAATCAGATATGTTCAATTTACTGACTCTGACGGCAAACAAGTTTATTTAGACCAAAGAGATCCAAGTTTTATGGCTGAATTTTATGAGACCCCTGATACAGCTAATGGACTTCCTCAATACTATGCTAGTTGGGATGAGAATTTTTGGGTAGTTTCACCCACACCAGACGCAGCTTATAAAATAACATTAGCTTATACTAAACAACCAGAAAGTATCACAAATACTACTCAACCTACAGGAGCTCCTGCTTCTTTAAACGGAACATATGTCAGTAATAAATACCAAGACATGCTTTTATATGGTTGTTTAAAAAATGCATATGGGTACTTGAAAGGACCGGCAGATCTGTTACAATACTATTCTACAGCTTTTAGAACTGCTATGGCTTCTTATGGAGTCGAACAACAAGGACGAAGAAAAAGAGGCGAATATGATGATGGTGTCATTCGTACTCCTATTAAATCAGACTCACCATCAACATATTAATAAGGAGATAAAAACATGGCAAACATAGTACCAAGATCATTTGGAGTATCTTTACTGTCTGCACAACATGATTTTGCAACTTCAGGTCATACCTTTAAGTTAGCTCTGTACACAACTAACCCATACGATGCTGCAAGCACTGTATTTGCTGGTGGTACAAGTAACGGTGAAGTAAGTACTGTTGGCACAAATTATATTGCAGGGGGCAACGCACTTACAAGTCAAGCTGTTGCAACAGGAGCAGGTAGTGGAACAGGTGCATTAGTATCTACTGTAGATTTTGCAAACACAGTGTGGGGAGCAGCAACAACTGGAGCTGCAACTTTTGGCGCTGCGTTTGGTGCAATTTATAATACAAATAATGTAGATGGTTTAGCAAATAGATTAGTAGTAGTGTTAGACTTTAGTGGAACTAAAACAGCAACAGCTGGCGACTTTACTGTCGCTTATCCAGATCCAACAACTGGAAGCCCTGCTGGTGTAGCAGCTATTATAAGTTTAAACGCTAATTAAAAATAGGAAAAAAATATGGCGTTGGTAATAAACGACAGAGTAAAAGTAAACAGTACAGCGACTGGAAACAGTCAAACTACTTTTGCAATTAATAATACTGTGCTTACAGGTTTTGAAACTTTTGCAACTGGCATTGGTGTAGGTAACACAACTTATTATTGTATTTTTAATCAAGGTACAAATGAGTTTGAAGTTGGTTTAGGAACATTAAGTTCTACAACTAATTTACAAAGAACTACAATTCTTTCTAGTTCTAACTCAGACAGTGTAGTTGATTTTAATGCAGGCACAAAAGATGTATTTTGTACTTTACCAGCAAGCAAAGCAGTTTATTTAGATTCAACAGGTACCCCTGTGGGTGCCGCAAGTAACGGATTTAGCGTGGCAATGGCCATAGCTTTATAAGGAGAAAAATATGGCACAAGATTTTACTAGATATGCAGTACAAGCAACTAACAGTGCAGGTACAGTATTTACAGCAAATTCAAATGATGCAGTGATTGGAATCAGAATTGCAAACATAGTAACTTCAGCAATTTTAATAGATGTATTTGTAGCAGTTGGAGGTTCAACTAACAGATACATTTGTAAAGATTTAAGCATTCCACCAAACAGCGCAGTAGAGCTTGTTTCAGGTGGAGCTAAATTTGTAATGCAAAATACTGATATACTAAAAGTAGAATCAGATACTGCTACAAGTGCTGATGTTTATGTTAGCGTTGTTGATTCAATAAGTGCATAGGAGGATAAATGGATAGTTTATACAATACAATATATATCGGTAACAAACCGGGCGCAGAACAAATTTATACACACGCGGAAACGCTTGATAACAAAGATATGGTTATTGAGTCAGCGGTTCTTGCTGGACCAGTAACTTTTACTAATACAATAACAGTAACAGGGACTTTGGTAATAGTTTAATGAGTAAAATAGAAGTAGATGCAATAGAACCACAATCAGGCACAGCCTTAACTCTAGGAGCTAGTGGAGACACTATTACAATTCCTAGTGGTGCAACAATTAACAACCAAGGTACAGCAACAAACTTTGGTGCAACAGGTTCGGCTTCTTGGACAACAACAGTTAAGACATCAACTTTCACAGCAGTTGCTGGTGAAGGATATTTTGTAAATACAACAGGTGGTGTAGTATCAGTTAATTTACCAGCAGGTGTTGCTGGAGCTGTGGTTGCAATAAAAGATTATGCAGGAACTTTTGATACAAATGCAGTAACATTAGTTCAAAATGGTTCAGATAAAATTGGTGGTTCAACTGATAATAAAAGATTAAGTACAGAAGGAATTGCAGCTACATTAATTTTTATAGATTCAACACAAGGTTGGTTAGTAACTGACGATGGTCTACAAAGCACAGCAGGTGCTTTAGTTTATGATATGGATTTTTTAGTAATAGCTGGCGGTGGCGGTGGTGGAGGCGGTATCGCTGGTGGAGGCGGTGCTGGAGGATTTAGAACATCAACTCAAACAGATGTAGCTGGTGGAACTGTAATTACAGTAACAGTAGGTGATGGAGGTGCTGCTGCAACTGGCGATGGCAATGTAGGAAGTTCAGGTGGAACTTCTTCAATTTCAGGTTCTGGATTAACTACAATTACTTCCGCAGGAGGTGGTGGAGGTGGAGGTGCAACAACTGATGGTAATCCTGGTGGTTCTGGTGGAGCTGGTGGTTGTTTTAATTCAGGAGCAGCTGGTAACACACCTAGTACAACTCCAAGTCAAGGAAGTGCCGGAGGTAATGGTGCTGGTGGTCCATCGGGTTCTCGTGGTGGAGGCGGCGGCGGTGGTGCTGGAGCGACAGGAGCAAATGGAACTTCTTCAGGAGGCGGTAATGGTGGTAATGGTACAGCTTCTTCAATAACTGGTTCATCTGTAACAAGAGCAGGTGGTGGAGGTGGTGGTTGTGATAATGGAGGTACTGCTGGGACTGGTGGGACTGGTGGAGGTGCTAATGGAAGTTCAACTACAGTAGGAGGAACAGGTACTGTAAATACTGGCGGTGGAGGTGGTGGAAGTCATACAGGAGCTGTTTCAGGTGGACCTGGTGGAAAAGGTGTAGTTATTTTAAGTATGCCAGATGGAAATTATTCTGGTACAACAACAGGGAGTCCAACAGTTGCTACAGGAGTTTCAGGTAAAACAGTTTTAACATTTACAGGAACGGGGAGTTACACAACATAATGGCTAGTTTTGCAAAAATAGGATTAAACAATAAAGTAATTGAAGTATTATCTGTTCACGATAATGAATTAAAAGATTCTAATGGTGTTGAACAAGAAAATATTGGAATAGATTTTTTAACTAAATTAACTGGTTGGGCAATTTGGAAACAGACTTCTTATAATAACAACATTAGAAAAAATCACGCTGGAATAGGTTACACTTATGATGAAGATAGAGATGCATTCATACCACCTAAACCTTTTAATAGTTGGACATTAAATGAAACAACTTGTAGATGGGAAGCACCCGTAGTAAAACCAAATGATGGACAAAGTATACAAATTTATAATTGGAATGAAGAAACACAACAATGGGATTTAAATGAGTGAAGTAAAAGTAAATAAAATTAGCCCACGATCCGGCACAGGTGTACAGCTAGGAGATAGTGGTGATACTATAACTATTCCTGCAGGTGCAACTTTAGCTAATGCAGGAACAGCTACTGGCTTTGCTAGCATTGCTTGGCAATCAAGTATTGTAACAGCCGCTACTCATACAGCAGCAGCTGGCCAAGGTTTATGGTTAGATACATCTTCTAATGCTATTACACTTACACTACCATCTTCACCTTCTGTAGGTGACCAAATAATTTTTACTGACTATGCAAGAAACTGGGGAACAAATGCAGTAACATTAACTTTAAATGGATCAAAATTTCAAGGATTTACAAGTCCATCCCCTGTCTATGATACTAGTGGTGAATCAGTAGATATTGTTTTTTCAGGATCAACTAAAGGATGGATTCCAAACTCTGATGGAGCAGTAGCTTTTGAAACTCCACAAACAAAATCAATTTCATATTTAGTTATCGCTGGAGGCGGTGGTGGTGGATATGGTCAAGGTGGATACTGGGGAGGTGGAGGTGGAGCTGGTGGTTATAGAAATTCTTTTGCATCAGAAACTTCTGGTAGAAATTCATCTACAGAAACATCTTTAACATTAAATGCTGGAGTAGCTTTAACAATAACAGTTGGTACTGGTGGTGCTGGAGGTGGTTCTGCAGCTAATGGAACAGTTGGAAATGACAGTTCTATGACTGGTACTGGAGTTTCAATTACGTCTGCAGGTGGAGGTTATGGAGCTGGTGCTAGTTCTAGTAATGGTGGAAATGGTGGAAATGGTGGTTCTGGTGGTGGGGCTGCTGATGGTAATACTCCTGCTAAAGATGGAGGAAGTGGTACAGCTAGTCAAGGTTTTGATGGTGGAGGTTCCAGTTCTAATGGTTCTGGTGGTGGAGGTGGTGCTGGTGCAGTAGGAGCAAGTTCCCCACCTTCTGGAAGACCAGTTGCAGGTGGTGCAGGTTTATCTTCTTCAATAACAGGAAGTGCTGTAACAAGAGGTGTTGGTGGATCTGGAAGTGTAGCTCCAGCAGCTACAAAAGTAGATGGTACAGGAGATGGTGGAGATGGTTCTGATAATGTTGCAACATCAGATGGTGCAGACGGAATAGTAATTTTAAGAATGTCAACTGTAGATTATTCAGGAACAACAACAGGTAGTCCAACAGTAGACCAATCTACTGTTTCTGGACAAACAATATTAATTTACACAGGTTCAGGGAGTTATACATCATAATGGCATATTTTTGTAAAATAGAAAATTTTAAAGTTTCAAAAGTTGTTAAAGTTTCTGATAATATA